GAAGAGGTAATTTTATTTCTAGAACTGATAAAGAATTATTGGATGAAAAATTAATTAAAGACATTAATTCTGGTAAGAAAAAAGCTTATAGTTTTGGCTTAAATAATGTGGTAGAAAATATTAAAATTGGTGAAGCTTATAGCGGATATGATAAGTCAAAATACGATTTAACAAAAACAGCTAGTTCTAATTTTGAAAATAATATCTCAAATAAGAAAATGGATGCTACGTCAGCTGCTAAGAAATTAGCTAAGGTAACGTATTATAAGAATGAATATATTTCAGTTAATGATTTATATAAGATGAATCGTAAGCAACGTAGGGAATATGAACAAGAACAACGTAGACGGGAAAAAGCTGAGTTAAAGGTTTTAAATGAAGCAATTAAAAGTTTCAACAATGATTTTAGACAAAATGAAAAAACTCAACGAGCTAAAGCTAAATTGGAGAAACAGATTGACCGTTATGTGGAACGTTTAACAAAACGTGAAATTTCATCTTTAGAAAAACAAGCAGATGCTTATCAAAAAGAATTAGATAAAAAAGCGTTAAACACAGATGTTATTGTTAGAAAACATAAAGATTTGTTGACAAATAAGGTAAGTTATTCGTATGAAGTAATTGAAAAAACAGACAAAGACATTGAAAAAGAACGAGAAAACGCAAGGAAAGCAAAGGAACGAGAAAACGCAAGGAAAGCAAAGGAACGAAATAAATCTAAAAAGAAAAAAGTTAATCAAGATGTTAATAAACAAACACCAACACTTGAAGCTAAAGTTGAAAGTGAAGAACCAGCTAAAACAACTTTGATTAAACGTAAGGTTAAAGTTTGGGATGATAATGCATGGGGTAAAGGACGCGGTGGTAATAAGGAAATCCGTGAAACTCTAACTAAAGAAGAATATGATAGTAGAGAAGAATTTATTAAAAAATATAACCAAGATATTAAAGATAACAATATTAAGGAAAATGAATTAACACAAGAAACACTAGTTAAGGTTATGCACAATCGAGGAGTAAGTGAAGTGAAAGATTTGGTATTAGATGCAATTTCTTATCATAACGCAAAAAAAGAAAGGGGTATTTATAATCTATTAAATGTTATTTATACTTCTAATAAACATAATACTGATTTTATGGACCTTATTCTAGCTAGGATTGAAGATAATATTGATGATCTTGGTGTATATTTTGCGAATTTTGAACTAGTTAATCTATTTGAATCAGGACAAGATAAAATGGATGATACATATGCTAAATTTTTTGAAAAAGTGTTGAAGTATGATTTAGACGAAGTTTATAAAGGAAGAACAATTAGACAAATTTTAAGGGAAGTAGGTGTTTCTATTGTTTGATGATTATATTGAAACAAAAATTGATTTATTTAAACATTTGGTAGGGTTGACTGAGTTCAACTCTCCTGTTGTTAAAGTTCAGGTTGGTGATGATATTTTTGATGTGAAAGCATTAAGTAGAATTGTTACAAATGACAAACGTGTTAAGTATGTTTACGGTAGGGTTGCTACAAAAAGGTTATACAATACTATCAAAACACATAAAGAGGGGGTAATTAAAATATGGATCCCATTCAACGATTAGAATACTTAATATTAACTTCAAAATCACATAGTAGATTGGTGTTAAGGAGGTTTAGAAGAATAAATAACGAACATGGTAGGTGGGTAAAAAAACTTGAGTTTGATAATATAAAATTATTAAGTGAATTAGAAGACTCATTACATGATTATAAATCTGGCGATAGAAAACCATTAGACTATTACATACAAACTCGATTAAGGTGGTTACCTTTTAGTGAAACTAATTATAAAATTGAGAATCTTTTAAAAACCATTTGACCCGAAAGGGTCTTTTTTGGTATAATTAACTATAAATATATTAAGGAGCTAATACTATGCAGTATATTGATTTAGAAAAGCTCAAACCAGCCTTAGAAGGAGTTGAAGGTCTAGGTGTTGACGTGTTAGAATCAATTTTAGGTTTAGCTGAAACAAACGAGTTTGTTGACAGAACACCAGAAATTGAAGAACTTAAAGCTCAAATCGAAGAACTTAACACAACACACGCCAGTGAACTTGAATCTGCTAAAGCTGATTTTGAAGCACGTTATCGTCAAGCGTTTTTCCATGGTGTAGAACAACCAACAAAAGATGAAGAATCTGAACCAGAAGAACTAACAGTAGAAAAATTATTAGAAGATATTTTAGGAGAATAAACAAATGGCTAAAAATAATATTCCATCACTATCACTAACAAATGCTGATATTTTGAATGCACTTCGTAATTCAGCTAGTGATCAATATAAAGGTTCTGTACCTGAAGTTAACTCACTCCATTCAGTAAAAGAAGTTGGTGAAGTAATTCTTGGTAATCCATATTTGAAAAATGAATTTTTAAGTAATCTTGTCAACAAAATTCAGTTAACTATTATCACTAATAAGATTTACAATAACCCATACTCTGAACTTAAAAAAGGTAAAGTAAACGGTACAATTGAAGAAATCTTTGTAAACATTGCTAAAGCACGTGAGTTTCGACCTGATTTGGCTGTTCAAAATGAATTTAAACGTACTCTTTCTGATGTACGAGCAGCATTCCATACAGTAAACTTTTCTGCACAATATCCAGCAACAATTGATGAAACTGAACTTCCACGAGCATTTGCTAATGATGGTGGTTTGTCAACACTTTCAAATAAAATCATTGAATCTATTTATTCAGCTGCTGAACTTGATGAACAAATGTTGTTCCAATACTTGCTTATTGACGCTGTAACAACTGGTAAAATGCACGTTGAAGCCGTTGGATCAGATATGAAAGCTGTAGTTAAGAAAGCACGTGCCATTGCTAAAGACATGGAGTTTATTTCTCCTCGTTATAACATTGAGCGTGTTCACACTTACACTAAACTTGAAGATGCTTACATCTTGACAACTCCAGATATGGAAGCTGAACTTGATGTTGATTTGTTAGCAGGTGTATTCAATCTTAACAAATCTGATTTCAAACAACGTATCATCACTGTTCCAAATGCAGAATACTTTGACAATGAACGTTTTGCTAATTTAACAGTTGGTGAACGTAAACAAATTCGCCAAGTAACTGAACAAATGATTGAACTATTCAAGAAAGTTAAGTTTATCTTAGTTGATAAAGAATGGGTTCAAATGTATGATTCAGTATTTGAAATGCGTTCTGTTCAATCAGCTAGTGGTTTGTATACTAACTACTTCTTGACAGTTCAAAAAATTGTTTCAAGTTCTCCTTTCTCAAATGCTATTGCATTCATTGAGGGTGATGTAGCACTTCCTGACAAAATTGAATTGACAGTAGATTCCGTTTCAGGTGGTAATGGTGATATTAAAGTGTTTACATTGAATGCTAAAGAACAAGTATCATTGTTTGCTCAAGCATTCCGTTTGATTCAAAAAGATTCTGACGTTCAAAATGGTATTGTAGTTGGACCTCACGGAGACGTAACATTTTCTAAAGCTGGTACATCAACAACGCTAACACTTGATATTCAAGGTTCTAAATACACCGCAGATACAACACTTAAACCAAGTGATAGTATTGGTACAACACTTACTTTCACTATAGACAAGAAAGGGGGAAGGGGGTAAAAAATAAGTCCCCCTTTTACTTTTATGAAAAAATCGGAAAGAAATAAACTATTTTTTACAGCACAGCAATTATATTTACATTATAAAGAACGTATTGAAAATATTGCATTAGCTCAGTTTGAATGGCATAATCTACCTGATACTGTTGATAGATGGTATATGGAAAAAACATTGTTATATCAAGGACAAGTTGCATTCTATTATGCTAAAGACTTGCAAGGGTGGATGGCAACGGATTTTATCTTTAGAGGTTTGACACCTTATGGTTATCCAGCTGATATTACAGGTATTGCAACAGCATCATGGGATGGAACAATTTCACACGGTGGTAAGTTCGAGGTTGAGGGGGACATGTGGGAAATTTGTTATGATAACATGACGCATCAACCATTATGGAAAACCATTGATACATATGCAAAACAATTAGCTCGTATTCATATGACAATCAACAATAACTTAATGCAACAATATCGTCCTTACATGATTTCGGCAACTGATGATAACCCGCAGTTTGCGAAAACAATGGATATCTTCTTTGAAGAAGCCGCTGCATTTAAAGAAAACTTTATTGTAGGTTTTAATCCTTCAGATATTACAACATTGAACACAGGCGTACCTTTTTTAGTTACCCAATTACAAGAAGCGTTTGAGAACACGTGGCGTCGTTGTATGTCTGAATTAGGTGTTACAGGTGGTACAGCTAAAAAAGAACGTATGCTTAATGAAGAACTCATTATGAATCGTCAGGAAGATGAAATCAAACTTAATTCACGATTGATGCAACGAGTTGAATTGTGTAATAAATTAAACAAACGTTTCAATTTAAATATTGCTGTTAACTTATCAGCATCAGATTTAGGAGTACAAGACAATGGCTATTTATACAACAACTACAGCAGAGATATTGCAACTGGCGTCGAAGTGGAATCAACAAGAAATTATCGAACAAGCGAAGAGTAAACTAGTTCATGATTTTGCTCTAAACGCTATTGATGAAGAATATAGAGATACGTTTTTATTGTCGTTTGTTATGCGATTTAGAAATCATGAAATTGCTTATGATTCTGTAGAAGAATTTAAAAATGGTGTATCTTCTACTATTTTGAGTAATTATGGTCAAATCAATACAACATTTAAGTTTTTAGAAAAAGGAATTTTCTCTCAATATAGGATCAATACTATGCGTAATGAGAGCACGAATGAGAACACCTCAACAACAGCTGGTACTAGCAATACAACTAATGACACAACTAATAGTGGATCTAATGATCAAACCACTAAAGATAATTCATTAAGCAGTGTAGAATCATCTAATTCACAAACAACAAAAGCTAGTGATACTAACAACTCAAATACTATAAATAAAGACAGTTCAAATTCAAATGTTAAGGATAATGGTAGGAGTGAACGAACAGATAATACACAAGCTAAAACAGTTGAATCTAAAAGTGGATCAACTACTACAGATACTAATAGTACAGATAATTCAACATCTACTACAGATAACACAAACAGCAATAAGACTATTTCTTCTGACGATTCAACCGACGCCAAAACTGGTTCTAGTACAACCAACGGAACTGAAAGTAACACAACTAAAAGCAACAGTGATTCAAATGGTTCTACAACAACAAGTGGAGGAGATTATACAACAACATCAACCTCAAAGGTTGAGGGTGACGTAACTGTAACAGATAATGACACCCGTACACAAAAGGAACAAACAACTGACAATACCAAAGTTAGTCAGCTATTCTCTGATACACCACAAAACGGATTAGGTCCAATTGAAGATGGTTCGTATTTGACATCAGCTACTATTAATCAAAATGCTGGTGGAATAACTAAAGAGAGTTGGTATGAGGGTGGTCAAAAAAAAACAATAACAGATGATAACACAACAAGGACAACAAGTGAAATACATCGTCGAGATAGTGATGATAAAACTGTTGATGTTAGAAACGAAAATTCATCATCAAGTTCTAGTGGAACAAACATGACCACAACAGTTACTAATGATAAAAATGTACACACAGGTTCTTCAACTACTACAACTGATGGTAAGGACAAGTCAGTTAAAACTGACGAAAGCAAAGGAACAAACCACAGTTCAACAACTGATGAATCATCTGGTAGTAGCACAACTACAAACACAGGTACCACAACAGACGTTAAATCAGGATCCACAATAACTGAAAACACTTCTAATGGTTCAAGTGAAACAAAAAGTAGTGCCATATCAGACAGTACAACTAATGGAACATCAAAATCTGAAACCACTAATAGCGGAACAAGTACGTCAAATGGCACGCACTCTGACAAAGGACATTCAGAAACAGATTCAACCTCAAACACAAAGACAGATTCAAATGGTCGTCAAGTAGGGAAAACAACACAAGAGGACATCTTGTATACATTTGAGATTATTGCTCAGTCACAATCACTACTTGATCCAATCTGGAAATTGTTTAGACAACACTTTATTTTAATTTTTAACTAGGAGAATTAACATGGCAAAAACATTTAACGACATTATTGACGGATTATATATCCAAATTGGTTTGGTTGAAAAAGACGTATGTGAGGGTAACACAACCCCTCAGACAGCGTTGATTTTACAACAAATCCAAGATAAAATTGCTGAATTGGAAAAAAGGGAAGTTAACATCGATGGATTAGATGAATTAAAAGAAAAAATCAATTCTCTACAAAATTTGGATTTGAGTCAATACGTAACCAAATCTGAATTACCAGATTTACTACCGCAAACGGGTCACCTTTTGAGTGAATCAGAAGCGGAAGAACGCTATGCTAAAAAGACAGATATTGTTAACCAAGATTTGTCTAATTATGCTTTAAAGTCTGAAATCCCTGTTGTCACAGGATACATTACTGAATATCAAGCGGATGCTAAATATGTATTTAATAGTGAGTTGTCATCATACGTTCGTAAATCTGACGTTCCCACAATTGATCACTTGGAAACAAAAGAACACGCTGAAACAACATATTTGAAGAAATCAGAATATGTTGCACCATCTGGTGAAGTTATCCAAGGTCCTAAAGGTGATACTGGTGAGCAAGGACCAATTGGACCACAAGGTCCTAAAGGTGATACTGGTGAGCAAGGACCAATTGGACCACAAGGTCCTAAAGGTGATACTGGTGAGCAAGGACCAATTGGACCACAGGGTCCACAAGGACCAGAGGGACCACAAGGTCCAGCAGGTAGAGATGGACGTGATGCAGAGCTACCTGATTTGTCTATTTACGCCTTGAAGACTGATTTGGAAAATTTACCACAAGGTGGATCAACTAATATAACAGCCAAAGATATTTCTAAGATTTTAACAACAATACATATACTACAATATGATACATTAATGGATTATAACTACGTCTTCTTTAATGATTCAGATAAACCTATTACAATTACGGTTCAAGTAGAAGATCGTACACAAAATTATCCTTATCCATTGGTTGAAAAGGAATACACATTCCAACCACATGAAGAATGGATTGTTGAATATGGTAAGTTCTATCCGCAAAAAAAATCTGGTAGTTATCCTCTATTGGTTGTAAAAGTAGATGGGGAAAAAATTTCATATAACTTTAAACAACTAAACCCACGTTGGCCACTAAAAGCTTATATAAAACCTACATATTTTCACTCAGCAATACTTGGTGGAATAAACTATTCGAATAATGAAGGTAATATTTTGAGTAGAAATAAACTAGGAGAAATGTTGAGTAATGATCGCGAGTTCGAATCATACGGATTATTTAATAAACTTGCTACTAAAAAATATGTCGATTCTAAAATTAGTTAAACTATAAGTCGGAACAATCTATGTCCATGATGGTTCAACTCTTAAAGCTACTATCACACCAGATAAAAGTTCGATTAGTGGAGATCGTGGAGTACTAATTGGTATTCACTCAATAGCATCAGACAATACTGATATTGAAGGTTTTGACGGTAGCTACGCAGCTGTTGTAAAATTTGGTTATTCATTTATTAGAGATGTAATTCTTAAATAAAAAAAATTTAAAAAAGTTGAGCAAAAATGCTTGACTTTTTATTTTTTCCATGTTATACTTAATATGTAAATAAGAGAAAGGTAATAGGTGACTATTATGTTAAAATGAAAAAATGCTTGACTTTTTATTTTTTCCATGATATACTTAATATGTAAATAAGAGAAAGGTGATAGGTGACTATTATGTTAAATGAAAAAAATGCTAAAGAATTTTTAAATGGACGATTCGGTAAATTCGGTAAAGAAACACAGTCTATTTCTTATGTTGAGTTTTATACTATTTGTAAAAAATTACAGGAACTAGGTGTTGAAATTATTGTAGTAAATCCATACCATATCGAATTTGACTGGTGTGAACATCTTTGTTTCTATAAAAATAAAACGTTATATTGTGGAACAAATGGTAAGTTTACGATTGAAAACATTTCTGAACTAAACACAGATGTATTAGATTGTTTGGTAGGAAAACTAACCGACGAACAATTGGACCGTGTTGGTAATCTAATTGATTTATATGAAGATCGAATTAATCACAATTTATCTCAACAAGAAGATATGATACATGTTGGAATGTTTGGAACTGATATGTTTGCAAATTTAGTAGCTGAATTAGATGATTTAACAGAATTGAAAGAAATGTTAGAAACAACATTTCAAACTAGAAACATGGAAGACTATCCGTTTTCTATTAAACAATATATTCTATTAGGAGAATAATAAAAATTTGACCCGAAAGGGTCTTTTTTGATATAATTAACTAATAAAAGCAACGGTTATTTCTTGATTGATTTTAACAAGGGGTATCCCACATTAAGTTGTGCCTGAGTTAATCCCGTGACTGGTAATCATGGACTGAAATCAGGTTATAGTCCCTTGCTTTTTTTATATATTTAGGTGAATATTATGAGACTATTAACAGAAAGACGCATCATAGAAATTATCAGAAGGGAGTTGATTCGACTTGCGAGAATGGACGGAGCGACATATAATCGAACTGATACATAAATTATGGGATAATCTAAAAAAAGATTTAAAATCTGGTTTATCTGATCTGACAGGGGTTAAATTAAGGTTATATACAAACTTGTACTCACATGTAGAACTACCAATTGCTGGCTACAATGGTTTAATGTCTCGATTAATTATAAAACAGTTCCCATATAACGCTACAACAAAATCAAAAAGTGGATTAGTAACTACAACACAAGGTCATGGTACAGTTATTAAATTATCTTTTCAAGATAGGTATAGGTGGCAGACTTACATAAAAAATTCTATTCCACCAAATAAACCTGAGTTTGTTGTTTATCAATCAAGGGTTGGTTATGGTGGTGGTGTAATTGTTAAACAAGATACATCACACCCAATTTTAAATTGGTTCTATAATCTTTTCAATGGAGATAAAGGTTTGGTTCCAACACAAAATACTTCTATTGCAGGACCTGTGGTGTTTTATTCTTTTGACTCAATCAAAGGAGAACTGTATAATCCAATTGAAGTTAAACAAAAAACACACACTTCTGATAGTTTTAATGGATACACAGTACAATCAACCTCGGCTTTATCACAAATCTTATCTTGGAAGTTTCCACAGATTCCACAGACTGATGATATTTGGGCCTTTCAAGGATTCCCATCTAGCGATATCCCAAAAGATTTCCTTGTGAAAGTAATGACTGACTTTGATAGAGAACAAGCTAGTAACGACATATACAACTATATTATTAATGAAATAGACTTAGGAGAATATAACAATGAAACTAACGAATAAAACATATGACAGAATTAAATTTTTGGTGCAAATTGTAGCTCCAGCATTGATTGTATTGATTGCTGGAGTAGGCGACCTTTATGGTTTCGATACTCAAAACATCATTGGGTTGATTACATTGTTGGTCACATTTACTGGTTCTGTTCTAGGTATCAGCAATTTACAATATAAAAAAGGAGAATAATATGAGTTTTCAAGATTTTAAAAATGAAACAAATGGTCGTGCGTATAATATTGACTTTGCATGGGGTGCACAATGTTGGGATGGATATGCTAAGTATTGTCAATATTTAGGTGTTCCATATGCTAACTGTACTGTTACTGGTTATGTACGTGATATTTGGGAACAACGTCATTCTAACGGAACACTTAAATATTTTGATGAAGTTTCTACAATGGAAGTTGGAGACATCGTTGTATTTAAACCAGAAGGTGGAACACCTGAATCACACATTGCAATCTTTGCAGGAGACGCTGGTGGTGGTTATGGTTGGTTCTATGGTCAAAACCAAGGTGGTACACCAGATGGTCAAGGTGGAATGGCATTCAACACAGCTAAGTTTCCTTACTCTTTGACTTATCCAACTGCTTTCCGTTTGAAAGGTTCTAAACAAGTTGAACCAACTGTTCAATCAAATGGATTTGTTAAAAATGAACGTGGTACATTTACCGTTACTGTTGACAAATTGAACGTGCGTAATGCACCTTCAACCTCATCAGGTGTTGTAGCTGTGTATAGCAAAGGACAAACTTTCACATATGACAGTGTATATGAAATCAATGGTTACCGTTGGGTGTCTTATGTTTCTTATAGTGGTGTTCGACGTTATGTTGCTTACCGTAAAGTAGGTGGGGAAAAATATGGAACTGTTGCATAATTTTTTTCCGCACCTCATGATGTTTCTAAATAGTGGAGTTGGAGTTGCCGTATTTAATATGTGGCAAGCCAATAAAGCTATGAACGACCGTCGAATTATTACAGATAAGATTTTGCTGAGAGATAGTTTAACTAATAATATCATGAAAGAACTTGAAAAAGGACACACAACACTTCATAAACATAAAGAAATTAGTGAGGCATTTCATTTATACAAAAGTTTAGGTGGTAATGGTACAGCTGAGGTTCTGTATAACAAATACAACAATTTAGACATCAAAGGAGAATAATATGCAAATTTTAATTCCTCAGGGGTCAACCGTATATTTATATAAAACACACACAGCTGACGACCGTGAGTTAGCATTTAGTTCTGTTGAAAATCAACGTCTATATTATAATCGACATATGGTCAAACAGTTTAATAACGTCTCTGTTGTTAAAAAGAATAGTATTTTAAAACTTCAAATTTCAATGGGAGATGCTGCTAAGTGTAATATGCTTAGCTTCATAAACCCTGATTTTGATAATAAGATGTTCTACGCCAAAATTCTAGATTACGAATATGGCAACAATAATATGACACTTATTACATATGAGATTGACTACTGGCAAACATTCATGTTTGATATCGAGTATTATGATTCTATGATTGAACGGGAACATTTAAGTGAGGGTTTATATCAACAAGCGTTGGCTAATCCACATGATGATTCTATCATTGAACTGGCTGTTGAGGAAGACTTAACAGTTCCAGAAGAAGCATATACATACACTAATGACGGTAATTCTGCTTGGGGTGCCCCTAGTAAGGTATTACCAACAAAAAATTTAGAATCTGTATTCTTACTTCAAGTTGCACCTTTTATGGACACAGAAGAAAAAGACGCAGAGGGTTTTACTAGAGAAGATCGTGTCAAAGCATTGGAAGCTGAATGGACTAAATTTGCTAAGGAAAAAGGTTTATCTGATTATTACACAGGTAAGATTGACCCAAAAACAGGATTACCACAAAAAACTTTTGGTGGTCATTTCGTTGATTTCATGAGTGGTATTACGTTTGGTAATATAGATGATGCAATGGACGACATTGATGCTGCGTGGACTAAACGTAAAAATGAAGTTCTTGCTAGATTTAAAGCATCAACAAAAAAAACTAAATCTGAATGGAACGAGTTTTTAAGTTTGTTCCCTGAGGTTATTCCACCACAAATCACTAAAGGTGGTGTACAAGCAACTTATCTTTTGGTTCAACCGTTTAATGGTGGTGGTCAATCTAAAATTCAAGAAGCTATTGATTATCTGACACTTAAAGGTGCTTCTTCTAGTATCGTAGGGTTCTATATTGTTCCTCGTTACATGGTATCTGGTGATGGTGGTTCAATTACGATTCAAAACCCTTCTAATTCACGTCACCCTAAATTAAATACTGGTAAATTTTCATATATTGATGTGTATGCACCTGATGGTACAAATAAAAAATTTGAATATCGTAAATTCTTAGACAATAAGAACCAACGATTCGTAGTTATGAGTAACATTAATGGTCAACCTACACTGTCTTTAGCTCCTGTTAACTATTTACAAGATAATAACAGTGATGGGTTAACAATTGAAAACAGTTTGAATTTCTCAAATTTTGCCACTCCTGCTTACTTGATTGACAGTTACTTGACTTATTTATCAGGTCAAATGCAAGCTGGTATTATGGAGAAAGCTAATATTAACCAACAACGCAATTTCCGTAATAATGCTTTAAACCTTGCTCAGTCAACAATGAGTGGTGCTCAAACAGGTGCGGTAGCCGGTCCCTTTGGAGCAGTTGGTGGTGCTATTTCTGGTTTGACTAATGGTATTTTTAGTAATACTATGAATAACATAGATCGAAACACTATTATGAAAGATGCTGAGTTGATGAATTCAGCAAATCCATCAGCTGCCACAGCATACAAAAAAGGTCTTACACCAAGTCTTGCTTGGAAAGGTTCAGAAGATGCATTCCATAATGACACGTTTGTTAGTGGGTCATCTAATGGTTGGTTACCGTATATGTATGGTGGTATTCGGTTCCGCTTAGATTTCAAATATATTAACGACGCTTACCGTGAACGTTATGAAAAATATTTTGACCACTATGGATACAAATCAAATCGTTTTGGTGCTCCTCGTGTTGGTCTATGGGTCCGTGGTGATGCTTCACAAGAGCCACACTGGGAAACTGTAAATGGTTTGCCTAGTACATACATTAAAACTGATGGTTGTCGTGTATTGGGTCCGTTCCTAAATGCTACACGGTCTATACAATCTATGTTTGACGGGGGTGTACGTTTTATTAAAGGAGATAATCTATGAGTATTTATAACTTTAATATGAAACGAATGGTCCAAGAGAAAGATGTAGCTGGACTTGATCCAGCTTTCTTTATAGCTTGCTCCCGTGTCCGTGGTACAGGTAAAACTTATAGTACGGTTGGTTTTCTTTTAGACTATGTGTTTAATAACGAAGGACGTAAATTTGGTTTATTTTGTAGAACTAAAGCAATGTTGGGTGGTTTAGCTGAGGGTATGTTTAAATCATATCTTGCTGATAAGCACCCACAAATGAATATTTACGAAGTAATTCGAATGAAAGGTTTATATAGTGATATATTCCTTGAATATGGTTATGAAGAAGATAAAGTTAAAATGCATATTGGTTATGTGCTTCCTTTAAATAGTGCATCTGGTATTAAAAACACTTCATCTAACTTTATTGATATTGACTGGATGTTCTTTGATGAATTTCTACCAGAATTTACAACAGAGTATATTTCAGATGAAATTGAAAAATTTGATAAGATCATGGGTTCTATTTCTCGAGGTGGTGGAAAAGTTAGTCGATATGTTCCTGTTATCTTTTGTTCAAATACTGTTTCTATGTTTAATCCTTATTTTGAGGCTTTTGGTTTATTAGGTAAAATACAAGAAGATACTAAACGTTACCGTGGAAATGGTATTTACTTCCAAATGATAGAAAACGTAGCTTTAGCTAAGAAACATTTAGATACACCTTATGCTCGTGCTATGGCTAATGTTGGCGGTAATGACTATACAGGAGACGTTTGGTTTAAGAATAATAACTCTGGTATTTGTAAACCTGATGGTTGGGGGTTCTCTGACTATAAATTTACTGTTTACAGTAACGGGGTAGCTTATGCTGTAAGATATTACCCAGAGGTTCGTCTTGTGTATGTAGACAAAAATGTAGATCATAACTACAAAGTTAAATATCGCGTTGATGATACCAATAACTTGGAATTACCTAAACTAAACTCAGCCCCTGCTGGTGGTTGGTTAAAAGCTAAACTAACAAGAGGTGAGTGTCGTTTTAGCGACTACGTCGCTCGGTCTATATTTTACAGCAATTAAACATTGTACTGTTACAAATCCTTTCTTAAATGAAAATAGCCCTAGTCAGCGAAAGACTAGGGTTATTTTTTATAAAATAGCAAATGTTGTTTCAAATAGGATTGCTCCACCATCAACTGTTTTCTTAGATAATTTACCAGCTTCAATTAGACCGTAAGTGAATCGTTCGATTACGTCTATTGGAGCTCTTTTTTTACTTATAATGTTACCATTAGAATTTTTTTCTAACGGTAAAAAGATAACATCACCACCATTAACAAATGTCACTTCATATTTCATACGTTCTTTTGTAGCTGTTGGACAACCACATGCTTTAATATCTAATTTTACATCATACACCCAACGTGTTCCATCTGGTGATGTTTTGAATTTAATTGTCTTACGTTTTAATTTTCCTGTATTAGATGACGGTATTGTTGTGATACCGTCTACGTCTTCATAATCAAAATCATATTCGCTTTCATCTGAAACTTTAAAACCATTAGCTGGAATGCTTTTCTTAAACCCGTACATAATATACGTTTTTTGTCTTACGAAACGAGCAATTTGACTAACACCTTCCAAATCCCAATCACCAAGTTGGTCTCCCATTGTGATTCCTTTAGCTTGACCTAAAATAACCATGGAGTCTGTATCACAATATAAGAATCGATCCCAATTTTCATGAATGGACTCCACCAAATAACGTCTAGCATAAGCTGTAATATAAGCCCCTAATGGTACATAGCCAGTATTCAACTTATACTCAGAAGTCTCGAATTTAATTACATCGCCATTTAATACTGGAATTGCTGAATCCCGTAAAATCTTTTGAGCAAATTTACCATATAGGTTGTTTAACATCAATTTACTCAACAAATACATAACGGCATTGCCCTCAGCTTTTGCTTTATTTTTTTGATCATACCAATACTCAATGTATTTGTTGAAAATACCTCGTTTAGATTTGAAGTAATAACCTTTGATGAAATTGAAACTTGTTATTTCATAGTGTTTTTGTAATTGCTCAAAATCAACAGCTGTTAACGTGAATGTCGTCGGTATATTACATTCTTTAATAAAATCTTTTCTAGCAAATTCAGCTGTTGTTTGTTTAGCTTGGAACCAGTTCATGTGATTAGGTTTTACTTTAAATGTAATTTCAGCTTCAAAAATAACACAATATTCATCTGAATAAACTTTATAAAATAGATCGTCTTCATCTTCAACAACCATAGGAGAACCGTATGGATATTTAAAATCAAATAACGGGTCTTTTGATGCACGTTCTTCATCATAGTACATTACAGTTGGATACATAGAGTTAACATCATATTTATACATATAAAAATCACCATTTTTTAACTGTTTCAACTCTTCGGTTGTTAGATCACGTGTTCCTGATTTAACATTAAAATTAGGGTCAGTTAAATTAACAAAATTGTCGTCATATTTATTGAAAGTAATAGCTCCATAATAAGCTTGACGTAAGAACTTATCATCTTCAGATTTTAGTTCAGGAAAATCTAAACGATAACGCCCCTCAATAAATCTATTAGTATTTTGTTTTTTACCTTTACCAGAATAAATCATTTTCTTAAATTGTTTAAACGCGTGTGATCCAATTGTCATTTCAGTAACGTGCTTTTTACGAATCATGAACATAGCTTCCGCCATAATTAAAACATCATTATCAATATATTTTTGTTCAGTAGACGTAATGTTCCAACCAGAATACCTGTCAACAGTATAATCAATTGTTCCCTTTAATTTCTTAAATTTAGTTTTTAAAGAATCTGCTATTGCATCAACAGAAAAAGGAAGAATTTTCAAAGAGTCTCTAATTACAACTACTTCATAAACGTCAGTCTCTACATAATCAAAATCATCTTGTTCATAATCAAATACTTGTTTTAAATAAGACCCCTTTTTAATATTAGTTGCAATAACCATTTCGTACCATTGACCTTGTCCTGAAATTGAAACGCCGAATGTGTCTTTTTCAGCAATATAATCAAATTCTTCAAGATTACCAATTTTTACAGTGTCCCTAGTAGCACGCTCAATTGGTTTATGTTTATAACCATTTTTAAACAACCAGTCAACCATTTGTTTACCATCATAAGCCATATTGTGAAAGAATATTAAGCTATTAGTAAATTTCCCCTCTAATAAAGTTGTCATAGCTTTATCCATAGAGTTCCATGTGATAACATCTTCCCGTTTTGGAGATTTACTAATAGGACAAACAGCAAATGCCCACGTTTCAGTTTTAAAAGTTCTAGCTTGTTTACTAGCTAGTTTTTTTAATTCTAAAGACGATTGAGCAATATATTTTACACCTTCAGCATCTTCGTATGCAGTAGTTAAAACATCTGCATCTTGATACAATAAAGTTTTTGGTACAGTGTTCTCTGTATCAGCAACATAAACATTAGCAAAT